TACGGGAACTTACTTGCAAGATACGGGCCAGGGCAAGCGGTAGCCTGAAAATATTTGTGCATAGTCAAATTGCCTGTTTTGTCCCCTGTGAAATTGAGCTTCTTAATCCCGTTTCTCTTGCAAATATCAGTACATAAATCAATCAGCTTTGCAATTGCTTTGTCCGATACGTGCCAGTTCGGAGCTCCGCCGTCATTAGCAACCTCAATTGTAATTGCCTGATTATCGTTTTCAGCATTACCGCTACACCAGGAGCGGTTAGCTTCCTCACAATACATTGCTACTCTGCCATTACTGTCAATAGCATAGTTTGAGGAACATTCACGTGCTGGTCTTGCAAATGCCTCACCAATAGCCTCTAACGTGCCATTACAAGCCATATGATGTATTGTTATTTTTTTGATTGTGTCCGTTCTGCCATCATTACGAACTCCGTTAATATAATTTCCCCTGTTGGGGGATATCTTTGTGTAATTAACCAATGAACTATTGCTCATAAAATCATATCCTTTCATTATTTCCACTTGCCGATTGCTTCAAACGCTACGTCTGATCGCACTACTGCGCTTGCTTGATTACAACAATCCTATAATTGTGTTGACTGTCAATCCCGAAGCATTTATACCGTGACCAGCTGATTTTGAGTGTAATATGCTGCTAGCGTCTACAAGCGTTACCGTATTACCTGTATAGTTCATATTGATTTGATATGATACTAAGTTGCCGTCACTTGACATTCCGCCTACAGCACGTATTACACCACCATATTTTACTGCTAAAACAGGGGTTGCTTGTGTAGTAAACATAACAATCAATAATGTATAGTTGATTAAATTAGATACAGTAGCACTATTGCCCGCCGATAATGTACCACTAAACAAAGTAGTAGGGGCATTTAGTTTAGTTAACAAACTAATCATTTGTGTTGATGATATTGAACTATCAGCAGTTTCTATCGGAAATCCTGTTATTTGTCCCATATTTATTTATCACCTTTCTTTTCAAAGTTAGCTTTTATCATCTTAATTGTTTTAAGACGTTCTGCCTTAAACTGTTCTTTAATTTCGGTATTTTCTTGCCTAAGTTCTGATATCTGTAAAGATTGACGTTCAATTTTTTTGTTCAATTCCTGAATAGATTTCAGAGCCAATGAAATACTTGCATAAAGGTCAATATGCTTTTCACCTTTATCATCAATTGTTGCAATATCATCAGGACATTCATCATGCATCAAGCCAATTTTCGTACTATAAGAATTATCAAATTCGCCTGTTTCGTTTCCATCCTTATCCTTGATAGGCTTATTAAGAGTATACGCATAAAAATTAACACCCTTAAGCTTATCTAAAGCGTAAGAAGTGTTTTGCTTAATGTCTTTCTTTAGTTTTCGGTCAGAAGTGACTTGAAATCCATTTGCATAAACTTCTCCACTTACATTTAATGGAGATAATACTTTTACAAAGTCGTAATGGTTGCCATCACATTCACTATATCTATACGAACTCAAAACCAAGCAACCATCTATTGGGTCAACTACAATCTTAGATACATTACGTTCTTCTGTACCAAGGTCTGTTTGAAATATAACTCCCTCTCCGTGCAAAGTAGAACCAAGCCAAAATCCAAAATTATATTGTAAAGAATCATTGTGAATAGTCCAACCACCAATATTACCAGAGTTAGCTTCGACAGTTCCCACCATCTTTAAATTTCCAGTATCATTATCAATACCAAAAACTTTTTTCTTTGTTACATCATTTTCAGGCTTATCATAAACAGTTAAGTCACCATTAAAAATTTCAAGTCCGTTCTCAGCAGAAAACTTTGTACTTGCAGATAAAGCACCATTTTGACAAGCTTGTATGATTTCGCCTGCTTTAACTGTCATACTTGCAGAAACATCCTTGTCAGTTTGGTAGTTATCTTTTTTATCCCAGTTATCAGCGATTATTTCGGGGAATACAAGGCATTTTCCATCAGTAAATTTCAATACTTTTCCGTCAGAAAACCTTAATAACTTTTGTGTTGGAATATCGTTTGAATTTACAGCAATATAATTAACACCTTTTTTAAATGTTTTGGTTGGCGTAAAATAATCTTTATCAGGGCAAAAAGTATCATTAAGCAAATATGTATCAGGTGGTAAAGAATATGTCGTACTTTTTAGCTTTGATTGCTTCGACACATACAGATTGATTGAGCCGCCGTCTGCAACTGATTGAGTGATTCCTGTTACTATTGCTGTGTCTGTCTGTCCCTTTGTGTAACACTTGGTAATTGCTAAACTGTTGCTATCAATATCACGCTTAAACTCATTTAGCGTTACTCCATTGATTTTTAGCTCACCTGTGTTTTCGATTATCTGATTAATCTGTGAAACTGTACCAGTAATTGTACTTAAAACGCTTGACAATGTAACAACATTGTTTTCAGGCTTTTCAGGGTACTCAACATACTCCATAACTCTATGATTGATACGTGTTTTTCTACGTCTGTCAATCAATGTCACAATGTCATATAATGAAATGCCAAGTATATTTTTAAATTCAGGATTGATTTTCGCAAGGTCGGTTACGGAGCATTCGTATGAGCGTTGAGGGTATGCAAGCAATTTCAATCGTTCAATAGCCTCATCTCTTAACGATACAGCATCGGTAAATCTCTCATCAACAAACGCTTTTGTTATAATTTTATTGCTATATCCGTAATTCTCAACGTAATTCTTGCCGCCGTTCAGGCTTGCAAATGTTAGGTATTCGCCGGTATCTTCATTCTTTTTCCCATACCCGATTAACCTCGTGCAGAAGTCTGTGCTATCACCTTTAAATGAAATGTCTTTCAGATTCAATTCGTCAGTAAAATACGTTCCAGATGCTATCTTAATATCATACTTTACAACATTGATTACTTTATTGAAATTATCGAATTGAAAAGCACAACCGAAAGTGTCTGCACAAGTAAGCAATACATCAAGTATATTTATATTTTCAGCTTGTATTGTTCTCTGCGTTGCTATTGCAGCCGAGTTTGTACAAATCCAACCTGTTGTATGCAGTAATAAGCCTGTAATAATTTCTATTAATGTTTTGGTCTGAAAATCAGCATTAAAACAATCTGCTTTCAAATCATCAAGCATTAACTCACATTCAATGCTTGATATATCAACCCGCTCATCAATTTTTTTAACAGTGTAAAAAGCACCCTCATAAAAAATAGTGCTTTCTTCTGTGAGGTCTTTATAGCTGTCTGCGTAAGGCGATATATCAAAATTAAGAAAGTCTATGCCATCAAATTTGTGAGTTATGCGAGGCTCAATAGCCTCTATCATTACAGCATCTGTATTGCTTATGTATAGTTTAATCAATATATCCCCCCCTTAAATAAACGTTGGATAATACTCAACAACAACAGTTCCAGCACTAAAATTAATCGTGTTGTTGCCGACCTCAAGCTTCGGGAATTCCACCAAATTCGTGCTCAGCAGAGCATTAACGCCGTCAATCGTTACAGTACACTCAATGCCGTCTATAATCATTGTTTTATCGGCTGGTATTGAAGTAATTGTTATGCCATAAACTGTAATATTTGATAATGCTGTTGCTCCTGCCTTTACTTTAATAATGCAAGGCACTTTTAACGTTCCTGTATTATTAATAATCTTGTCACTTGACGTGAGTGTCTGTGATACAATGTCCTCCCTGACAACACAAACAAAAGTCAATGTGATTTTTTTATTTAACGGATTGACTTTGTCAATTTCATTTGATTGATAAACGCAATCGTATGATAGCGAATCGGTATCGTTAAATTTAATGACACATTGCTCGCTACAAAGGTTTAAAATCCTTGATATATTTATGTCGCAATCTTCGCTCGTCACACCCTCAACCCACAATCTCACAGATAGTGGACGAAGTGCTTTAACAGATTGATAAAAAGCGAAATAGGGCGAGTCTTTAAACACCTGATATGAGTTGCTTATCTCTGTGCTCAACAAATCATACCCAAACAATACAGCATTATAGACATCAACATAAAATCCGTTTATCGTCATATTATCTTCCTCCAAATGCTAATTGCTTGTTAATGTAAGGCGTGAGCGCAACGGCTGTTTCTCTGCCATTCATTTCTATATGTGTTTCTATGTTCTGTGGCTTTATGTAGCCCATTTCTGCCATTAACTGTGGCAATTTTGATAGAGGTATAACAGCCTCTGCCCCAGCCTCGCCACCGACTTGTGCTCTTCTGTCTGATATGCCAAGCAAAGTAGGTCGATTGAGTATTCCACCTTCAGCAAGATAGCTGACAGAGTCTATTTTAGGTATGTTAATTCCAAACGATTTACCTTGGACTGCATTAGGTAGCCAATCCCATTCGGGCATTTCAAAGTTGACCTTGTTAAGTCCACTTATCATATAGTTGATACCACCGATAAGGCTATTAATCAAGCCAATTATCAGGTTGATAGGACCTTTTGCAATGTTTACAAGTCCGTTCCACATAGCGGAAAATATGTTTTTCATTCCCGACCAAGCTTCCGTCCAAACATTTTTGAAAAAATTAACAACAGCAATTATGCCGTTAAAAGCACCTCTTGCAACATTCAAAATTCCGTTCCAAATGTTTTTAAAAAATCCACCGATAGCAGACAAAACATTGTTTATAAAGTTTCGGAATGCGTCGCAGTGATCGTACAAATACTTGAATATCGCGCCAACAGGGTTTATAAAAAACAGTATGATTGTTTTCCAATTTTCCTTAACCCAGTTGATTACTGCTTTAACCACATTAACAATACCATTCCACAAACCAATCCAAAAGTTACGGAATCCCTCGCAGTTGTTCCATAAGACAACAAAAGCCGCGACAAGTGCGGCAATTAATGTCACAATAATTCCTATAGGGTTGGCTTTCATTACGAGGTTTAATATTCGTTGCGATATCGTCATTCCCTCGGTTGCTAACTTCCACGCTTGAAAAGCCTTAACAACTTTTTGTATCATTAGTGTTACATTGAGAGCAATAAGCCCTGCTGAAATAGCGGCTAATGATGCCAAAACCTTTGTTTTATTATTAACTATCCATTTTACTAATTCCGAAACCTTTTGAACAACTTTAGTTATTGCTGGAAGTATTTGCTGACCGAGTTCAATCCCTGCCTCTTTTGAAGTTTCTTTCATTATTCTTAATGAGTTAGCGGCACCGTCAGAAGTTCGTGCAAAATCACCTTGAGCATTTTTAGTTGATTCCATTACATAATTATACCTAAGCTGTACTTTTTCCGATTGTGTCATATCTTCATATGATTTTTTATAACCGTTGCTTACCGCATATTGCTTAAGTGTTGTGTCTTGCATTATTATGCCAAGGCTTTTTAAGCTTTCACCCTCACCAGTAAATATTCCTTTTAATGCATCGCTTGCTTGGTCTATTCCTACGTTTTTAAAACTTGCAAGGTCAGCGGCGAGCCCTGTTAAGTTTGTTGACATTTTGGCGGCATTGCCTGTTGACAGCCCCATTGATGTTCCCATATCACCGTATAAAGCCGCAATATCTAAAGCTGTGCCTTTTGATATTCCAAATTGTTCAAGTGTAGTTTTCGCCCACTTTTTAACTTCACCAGAGTTGTTTTTAAATGCTACATCAACTTTATTTAAGCTTTCCTCGTAGTCAGATGCAAGTTTAAACGATGCAGCACCGCCAGCAATGACTGTTGCTCCTGCCACTAAAGAAACTTTTTTTACGTTTTCGTTAAATTTGTCAATTTCCCTTGCTGATTTTTTTATAGCTTCAGTATTATTTTTGGTAGCCTGTTCAAAGTTCTTAACTTTACCTTCAGCAAAAGCAATTTCTCGTTGTAATTTTCGGTATTGTTCTTGATTTATCTGCGTGCCACTTGCCATATCCTTGTCGGCTTTATCTTTTGTGTCTTTTAAAACCTTTAAGGACTGTTTGCTTTCGTCGACGGCTTTAGTCAATAAATCTTGCTTTTGCTTTAGCAATTCAACATTTTTCGGGTCAAGCTTTAAGGCAGCATTAACACTCCTCAGCTCTGTTTCAAGTGACTTGGTGCTTGTGGAAATATCTTTTAAAGCTTTATTAAAATTCTTAGTTTCAGCGTTAAGCTCAATAGTAATGCCTTTTACGTTTCCTGCCATATATTAGCCTCCTTTCTTGCTTTCATTTATGATGTCATCAGCTCCAATTGCTGATGTTTGAGACAATCTCCAACAGTCATCAAGATATTTTCTGCCTTCCTCTGTCTGATAATATCCGTTAATTGCTGACTCACGAAGTAAAAACCAGTATTCAAAAATATCAAGCTCATAGACATCAAAAAGTGATATGTTGCAATAGTCTGCGACTAATTTGCTTTCAAATGTTTTAAGTTCATAATGCCCCACGTCATTATTTTTTGAGTAAGGATTTGTGGGGATATTTAGTTTGGGTTTGCTTTCTTTTCAGCCATTACCCATTCCAAATATTCTGTTATAAGTTGTATAAGTTGGTCAATGTCTAAATCAAGTATAATTGACTTATTTACCTTGTATTTTGTCTTATTTTTATTGACAATTTTTAATGCTACTTCAACGATTTCATCAAAAGTTGATTTTTCGTTAATAGAGCTTATTTCCCCCAGTGTGCCTGATTTGCAAGGTTCAACGTCCAATGTTATTGCTGTAATTTCCCCTGTTTCGTGATTTTCACGAGGTAATATAAGATGAAAATATCTTGAATTTTTTATTGTTAAGTCCATAAATCCTCCTAAAATAAAAAAGGGCGAATAAACGCCCTCTTTGTTATGCTGCTGGTACTGTTTCAGTCAATTTGAACTTGTGTCCGTCCTCATCATAAGGTTTACAATCAAATTCAGGTTCAATCTTTGATGCTTTTTCACCAAATGCCAAATCGAATCCACTTGAAGCAAGTCCAAGAACCTGAAGAGCTTCTATTCTGTCCTTGTCATCTGGAACAAAGCAAATCCAGTATAAATCCATAACGGCATTAGACACACCGCCGACCTCTGTTATTCTCTTCCCAACCGTTGTAGTTGTGTCAACCTTTGCTGTCTGTGTTGCCTTTTTGATAAAGTCGCCAGTCCAAGTAATCAAGCCAAATTTAACCTTGACTTCTTCCTCTTTCATAACAGTTTTTTCAATAATGCCTGAATCGTCTTTGTCTGTGTTGTATGTAGGCTTATAAGACAAAGTAAATCCGCCCTGAATATAACCGGCTAAATTTTCAGCTACTGCAATTGTTGCCACGTCTGGCATTGCTTCGGCTGCTGTGGCTTTTTTAACCATATAAACGCTACCACTGCCAAGCACCATATCTTTATTTGTAAATGCCATAGTTTACCTCCTATATTTTATCTATTTGTGTTTCTATTTCGATGTATCTAACAAAAACGCCCTCCTCGGGTATCTGTGTTTCTTCAGATGCTGAAAAGAGCAAATTATTGTTATTTAGAACTGTGCTAAGCATTTTATATGATGCATAATCAGCTTCAACTGTGTACAGTTCTATGCGTGGGTTGTGTTCTTTAATCAGGATCTTATTGTCAGCACCTCCGTAAACCTCTGTACCCTCGCAAACAACCATATATGGAGGACTTAATACAGTGCTTGACTTAAGTCTTTTTTGAGGTATATTGCTTTGCTTTAAAGCAGTATACAAATTAGCAAATGTCACTTAATATCCTCCAATCGTTGTTTTAATGCGTTGAATAGGTTCTGAGCTTTTTCATCCGCTTGCTTCCAGTGTGGGAACGCTCGTGTACGCTTTCCGTTTACAGTTGCGTGACCGTATTCAAGTAAATGTGTAAGTTGATATTTCCGATTGTATAAAATATAACCACCATATCCGTTTTTCTTGATTGCAAACTGCTTTTTATAGTGTTTTGCTTCAGTATTGCTAATAGGAATATTCGGATTGTTTTCAATATCTTGTTTTAGCTCCTGGGCGGTTCTTTTTAATTCATCTTCAACAGTCTTTTCAACATCTTCATTATAGCTTGACAATATATTGGCTATTTCGCTTGATAAATCATCTATCTCTATAATGTTAGCCATTTCCAACACGCTCCGAACAGTACAGTTCTGTATAACCATCAGCACGCTGATAATATCTATACACGCTGTAACGCTTTCCCTCGTACCCTATAAGGCGTTCCTCTGTGTACTCGTCACTATTTACCACTAAACATTTTTGAACTTTAAAACCGCTTTGCTGAGCGCTAAAGAACTCATTACTTGTTACTGGCAGTTCAGCACAAAATATATCCGCTTTTGTTTCTGCTGTGGTTGGCTCTCCATACTCATTTTCGGTTGTTGAAATTGTAACCAATGAGCATACGTTGTCAAGCGATATATCGTTTTTGTTAGATATCATTTGAGCGCCCCTTTACAACTCTGTTTCTTATTCTAAGTTGTAGATTTTTTGAAACTTCAACATCTTTATCACGGTTACGATAAATCCAAACTGAATAATCAGACAAAAGCATTATATCTTCTATAGCTGTTAAATCAAACGTAAAACCTTTAGCTTCAAGCTCTTTTTGCTGCGATAATATTAAATTATTGAAAAAGGTATCACGCGCTGTATGCGTGATACCTAAATCAAATTTTAACATTGCTAATACTGTTTCCATTAAGCACCTCCAAGTGTATTAATACACCGTATTATGCTTTAGCTGTTACTGTTGCTGTGCCATATCTCTTGACCTTGCCATCATTGCCGACTTCACAAATGGAAATCTTGCTGCCTGTTGCAGCTGTAATGTCAGCTACCCCATTCCAAGCTGTCCAGCCTGTTAATACGTCACCGTATGCAGCTGTTGGTGCTGTTGTAGCGTGCCCCTTATACTGGTATGTTCTGCCAAGCATTTTTAATTCGGCAATAGTGATTTTTGTATCTCCGCTTGCTGTGCCTGCTGCTGAAGATACAGCCAATGTCTGTAATACACCCAAGTCAAGGTTAACAGCAACAAAAGCATTTACGTTTGTTGGCTTACCATCAAAACGTCCTTTACCTCTGAATGCCATCTGATCTTCGCTAAATTTAACGTGCTCTGACTTGTCAATTACAATGCTTTCACGTTCGACAAGTGTGTACTTGTCAAAGTCGCCAAACAATACAGTATCTTCGTCCATATTGTTATTGAAGACAACTTTCAAACCGCAAATGTCGGGGTTTGTAAGATTGGGAAGTTTACCAACATATTCGCCTGCGCTGTTTACGTTGACCGAAAATTCAACAAATCTGTTGTAATATGTAGAACGTTTCATTGTGCATATAATTTCACCAATGCTGTCTGCTCCTGTGTCGATAAGTGAAAGCTTTTTGATTACGTCAATAAGCTTTGAAATGTCTGCTTCTGTAATATGAGTTGCTTCAAGCTTTGGCATAATGCCGTCAGGTTGCTTGTTTGCTGATCCTGTCCCCTTAAGGATTGCCAAGTCAAGACCAAGTGCAATTGCTCTTGCAAGTTTTCTTGTTACATAATCGTCAAGATTGATAATGCTGTCCTGCAAAATGCAATTATCAACAAAAGTAACCTTGCCAATTTTAAAGCCGTCAAAGTCAACGTTTGCAATTGTGCCAACATCACCAGTTGCAAGTGTTCCTGTCTGCTCAATCCAAGTTGCGGCGGTTGTATCTGTGTCAATCAAAATTCTTGCTGTGCCCTTGACTTTAATCTTATTAACCAATGGATATAGTGTGGAGAAATCTCCGAGGATATCCATAATTCTGTTAATAACAAGATCAGGAATTGTTAAACCCTCTCCACCGATTGAACGAAGATTTTTGAATTTATCATAAAACTCTTTGACTTCTGCTCTTTCGTAATATTCGCCTGTTTTCATTAGCTCTCTTACTTGAAATTTGTTCATTAAACCATTCTCCCTTTTTTCTGTTTTTGGTTGTGTTTTCTGTGGCACAGGAACTTGTGAACGCTTGTCAATGTCAGCAAGTTCGCCATTGATACGCTCAATCTCTGCTTCAACTGTGCTTGCTTTTTCGTCAATGCCTGCCTCGGTAACTTCCTTGTCAAGCTCTGCAATTTTGCCCTCAACAAGAGTTGTGTCCTCTGCTGTTTCTGCCTCTGTTAAAGCTGTTGCTAAATCTGCCTGTCTTGTCTTAAATTCTGCCTGTCTTGTCTGTAAGCCTGTGAGTTCAAGCTGTCTTTGCTTTAGCTCTGCCTGTAATTTTAATTGCTTTAGCATTTAATGCCCTCCAGTTTCTTTTTAATATCAGCTTTGCGCTGTTCCAATTGCCTCTTCTGTGATGCTTGCATATCTTTTTGACGTGCCTGTATTTCGGTCTGAGGATACGCAGGGAATGTGCATGGTGACACTTCGTAAAGTTTTACTTCGGTTTCGGTATAAAGCCAACTGTTGCCTCTGTCCTCATATTCTTCGGAAACTGTATCAAACCCAAAAGAACACCCAGTAATATCACCACGCTTTACGCGTTCATATGCGTTTACTGCCTCACTGTCGGCATCGTTTATTTCAACTTCACCATACAAGCCATGTGCGTCTGTTCTTAAAATCAGCGTCTTATTTGCTGTTCGTCCAAGCACTATATCATTGTTGTGATTAAACAAGCTTCTAACATCGTCATTTTTCAAACTATTGTCAAACGCTCCGACTGCTATTTTTTCAAAACAACCTGGCCATAATTCAGTTTCTTGGTTGAACACTGCAAAATACCCTGAGATATACTTCTTACCGTTATCCTCACGTGTTTTAAATTCAGAGTTAAAATATGCGTGTCTTTTATTCATCTATTCACCCCCTCCCTGTGTAAGCTTTTTCTGCTTACTTAAATCAGCAACCTGTAAATAATTTTCAAGTACGGTATAATCATTCATTCCCTCAACGTCAACAGGGGAATAGTCAAATTCACATCTGCCCTCATTACGATTAAGCATACCGCCTCCGACCATCTCTTTAACAAACCCGACTTTTTCAGTAAGGTTATATTGCATTAATGATTTCGGATTGAATTTAAAATACATATCTGGAGAATACAATAGCTTTTTGCTATACTCTTGTTGAATTATTGTTGCTATGCTCATAATGGTTGTTGATATGAAATTGTTATATTCGTCTTTGTTAAAATCACCTACGCCCACCATAAACGGAGGAATGCCAAAGCATCTTGCAATTGTTTTAATGTCAAGCGTGATACTATCCTGTATTGCCAAGTCATTAAGTGTCAAAGGCTGAATTGTTTTAACGTCAATTTCACCTGCTGGAATCAGCCATGGCTCGCCTATCTCAGTTGTTTTTGTATAACTCCCGAGAATTTTATTTCGCTTTGTTTCGTCTTGTAGTTCTTCCGCATCAGAATTAATTGACATAATTAAAGACGGTTTCCATTTGCTCTGCAAAAAGCCTTTTTTAGTGGCATTTGCTTGTAGTAAATTTTGTACCGTCTGTGCTATCATCTTTGTATAGCCTTGTCCTTTAAACGGATAATCATCATCAGGATTTAAAACAAAGTGCAATACTTCGTCAGGATGTATTTGTTTGCCAGAATATTGAATATAATAACTTTCACTATTTTCATAAAATGCGACTTTGCTATTGTTCAGAATTTGTAAGTTGTCAATTAAACCATCTTTGATTTTTGGCATTACAACAGCATTTCCACTCAATAGCATATCAGTAACAATTTTATGTATAAATGTTTTTCGTGTCATATTATTGCTCGGATAAACGTCAATCTTTTTTGAAAGTTCATTTTTTAAACGTACATCACCGTTCTCACCGTTTTCCATTAACATTATAGTCATATTGGAAACAAGGTCTGCAATTTTAAAAATGCACCGCCTTATTTCTTCATTTTGGCTAAGCGGAGTATACCCAGTCGGAACTAATATGTCAGTTGCCTCTGCGCCGTTAAGCCACAATGTTACTGGATCTGATCGAGTTTGTATTTTTTTATTAAATAGTCCTATTTTGTTTCACCACTTTTCTACATATACATTTTATGCAAAAGAAAATTTTTGGCCTTTGCAGCTTTTATTTTTTCCTATACAACAATTGTAAATTGCCCCAGCTGTAACCCCGACAGACTTTCCAGCTTGATGCAATGACGGAAACAAGTTGTTTGTTTCCAAATTGATAACTTCTCTTTTCTTATTGTGTTTTATATTTTTTGAATAAATATTATTATATTTTCTATCGCACCATTCTAAATTTGACACAACGTTGTTTGCTTTGTTTTCGTCTTTGTGATTTACACACATTTTATTTTCTATAGTTTTGATAAATGTTAACGCTATAATTTGATGAGTTCTATATGTTTTTAACACTTTTTTATTTCCTATATGCTTCGTCAACGTTATTCTGTTATAGCCATCTTTGTCATATCTCTGTACAAGAATTAACCCATTTGAATTTTTAATTCTCCCTTGTGTGCTTGCTTGGTATATTCCCTCATATTCAGGAATGTCTTTCCAAACTTCCATTTTTAAACTTCTCCTTTATTAATTAAAATAAAAAAAGAAGTGGTCGGTAATTATCCGACAAACTTCCTAAGTGCGTTTAACCCACGCTTATGGGAGAAAAAGGATCACGCTCCTTTCAAATTAAATTTTTATAACTTAATTTCAAGTTAGCACCTCCTAAAACCATTTATCAAGCTTTTTCTTATTTTCCATATCTTCAAGCATTCGTACAACTGCGAATACGGACGCATCAAAAATATCAATACGCATACTTTCTTCAACCTTTTCATACTGTATCATATCATCAGTTTTTTCTATTGCTCTGACGTTTTGAACACAGTATTCGTAAGGCTCTGCGTGCAAATAATAAAGCTTTCCATCTTTTGCTTTCTTTTCTATGTAGCGGAAGCCTTCTGACTTTTTATAAAAATACTGCGGCTGGTCTATAATATCAAACTTTGCTTTTTTCATTGCTAAATAATATTCTCTACAAAATTTTCTATCGTGTCCGACTTGCTTTATTTTGAAGCCGCTTGCTCTCATTGCTACATACCAGTTGACTATTTCAGCGTGATTGACGGTTGGAGAATTTGACAAGTCAAGCCATCCATCATCTTTCCAGCCAAACAAAGGTATATTATCCTCATCTGCTTTCTTTGTTGCTGCAGTTATAGGGAACCAAGCGTGAGGTATTATAATCAGAACGTCCTCATAAGTGCCTATAAGCGTTCCCGCTGTCAAGTCGTGCATTTTGGATAAGTCCGAACCACCATACCACTTAATAGGCATTTTAGAAAGCTCATTTAATGTCCAGTTGTATTTTTTATCTGAACGCCTGAACTCGTCCAAATTAAAGTATGCTTTCATTGCATTGGTATAAACATTCAAGCTTTTAGCAAAAAAATCTTTCCTTTGCTGTGGGTCATTCAATGCTTGCAAACTGTCGTTTAATATATCATCAGGGCGAATTGATATGCCGTAAGCTGGGTTTGCTTGTTCGTGTACTAATGGATTTGTATAATCTATATCCCCATTTTCGTCTGGATCGGCTTCAGCAATAAAAATAAAATATTGCTCGTCTTTAATTGTGCCGTCAAGCACCGATTTGCAATATTGTAATCGCTTATAACAGAATGAATTCATATTGTCGCCTGCTGTGGTAATGCCTATCATTAGCTTATTAGTATAAGCTTTCATTGCCTCTTTGATAATGTTGTATTGCTTAGGCGAAGTAAAAGCGTGTATTTCATCAGCAATAGCAACGTTACAGTTTAAGCTGTCTTGTCTGTCTGCACTTGCAGCCAATGCCCTAATAAATATACTGCCATCGCCCAATGCGGCACTTATTGAATGTTCGTTGTTGTTATCAATAATTCTAAATGTATCTTCTTCATCCAGCCGCTCAACATTGTATTTAATAAAGTTCCAGCTTTCTAATGATTGAGTTAATGCAGCAGATGTTATATAGATCTTACTTCCGCTCTTACGATTTAAAAGTCCTAAAGCCCACGCTAAAGCACCAGCAAATGAAGTTTTAATATTCTTACGTGGAATAAATAAAAAAGCCTCTTTAAATCGCCTGATCGTTGTACCTTTATGGTAAAAGCTTAAAAGATTATAAATAATAAATTTATGAAAAGCAGTTAAAAAAAACGGCGTGCCTCGTAAAGGCGTACCGTCTAACATTTCACCTTGCTGGTGACAAAATGTGCTTTCAATTATACCAATACAAAATTCTGCATCTTTTGGGATAAAGTCATAATTGGGATTGTTCAAGTCATTTAAAAACCTTTGGCAACCTTTGATACGATACTTATTGGCATTGATTGTGCCATTTACTACATTGTTAGCATACTCCATTACTGCATCATAGTTTTTGTATTTAGCCATAACTATTCAACGCTTTTGATAAAGCACTTTCTTTTTTTGCTGGCTTATTTTTTTCTTCCATCATAGATTTAGGATTTAAACAAAGCCGATCAGAATATTGGAGTATGTCTTTACGAAGTGTTTCAAGTGTCCCTATTAATGCCGATTTCTTTGTCCCCCCTGCTGCTGTATATTCGGCACACTTATATTTATCTTCTTTAAGCTGCTTTGTGTATAGCTCATACTGTTCCCTTAGCTCACAATAAACATCAATTATAGGCTCATACTCTGGCTTAAAAGTGTTTAATCTTTTCATATCTCGGATTGTGTTAGTTCTTATAGCTGCCTTTGTTGTTGCTTTCCCTGCCATTGTATTTCACCTCCTAAAAAGTTTTATGTAACTATGTAGAGTTGGAAGGAGT